TCTATCAAGATCATGATGAATTCCCTTTACGGCGCGATAGGTTGAATGGTAACAGGTGGTTCCGCTATTACGATCATCGCATCGCCGAGGCAATCACAACGTCTGGTCAGTTGTCTATCCTATGGGCAGAAAAGGCAGTCAACAAATACATGAACCAGATAGTCGAGACCGATGACGTTGATTATGTTATCGCGATTGACACTGACTCTCTGTACATCAACTTTGGACCTATGGTCGAGAAGTTTGGGTTTGATAAGAACGGAAAGAGCGAGTGCGTTGACATCCTCTCGAAAATTGCCGCTGAGAAGTTTGAACCTATGTTCGAAAAGGCATACGACGACCTCGCTAAATACATGAATGCCTACGCCAACCGCATGGGCATGGACCGTGAGGTTATCGCTGACGCTGGTATCTGGACTGCGAAGAAAAGATACATCCTTAACATGCACGACAAGGAAGGTGTTCGGTACAAGACTCCGAAACTCAAGATCATGGGTATTGAAGCAGTCAAGTCTTCGACGCCTAACTCTTGTCGCGAAGCACTCAAAGAACTCTTCAAGGTTATCATCTCGAGTTCGGAAAGCGAAGTGCAGGATGCCATCAAGACATTCAAGCAGCACTTCAAGACTCTCCCGCCACATGAAATCGCATTTCCTCGTGGTGTGAAAGAAATCAACAAATGGGTCGACCGAAACATCAAGTACAAGTCAGGTACGCCCATTCATGTTCGGGGTTCTATCCTCTACAACAACGTACTGGTTGACAAAGACTTGAAAAAGAGGTATGATATGATCAAAGAAGGTGAAAAGATCAAGTTCATCTATCTGAAGCAACCGAACAGCATCGGTGAAAACATTATTGCCTTCCCCGACTATCTCCCCGAGGAGTTTGGTCTCCACAAATACGTCGACTATGAGTTGCAGTTTGATAAGGCGTTTCTCAAAGTTGTCGAACCAGTCCTAAGTGCGATTGGTTGGTCAGTAGAACCAAGGGTATCATTAGATGAATTCTTTTCCTGATAGAAAACAGTCAGACTACATTCGAGTGTATGACAACGTCATTCCTGCTCATTGGTGTGAAGAGTTTATTGACGAGATTGATAACGCACCCATTCAGCATCTAAAGGAACAGAGGTTGCGATCGCGGGAAAACTTTTGGTGTCGTTACATCAAAGAAGGTAGCGAACGAGACCTTTATGCGATAAACTTGTTCGAACGTCTATATGCTATGTACAAAGAGGACCTCGACCTTGGAAATCAGTTGCCCAACGACCCTAACCTATCTCGCCCAAAAATAAAGAGATACGATATGGGTTCCAACGATAGGTTCGTTCCTCATGTAGATGTCGCGAGCTTGTTGAACTCGCATCGTGCTCTTGGTATGATTGTGTATCTGAATGATGTTCTTGAAGGCGGCGACACTATCTTCGAGTGCAGAGAGAAACCTGTTCGACCCGTTCGCGGAAGATGTGTTCTATTCCCTCCACTTTGGATGTATAAACACGAAGCAATTCCAGCAGTCAGTGCCAACAAATATATTCTACAGGCATATGCACGGTACAAGTGATGTATGAGTTTACAGTATTTGAGAATCAATTTGATAATCAGACCCACAGGAAATATTCCCTCCCTACATGGGATGCTTTCTGTGGTGCGTTGAAAGACCTGTCTGAGTTACCAGTTGAGAACAAAAGAGACGCGCCACTAATTTCCCCTGCGATCTACAAAGAAGGCACCACACGTGCCAACGCAAACGTAGATTACTGGGGCGGTTGGTGTGCGCTTGACGTCGACGATGTCGACTTTAACATGGATACCCTTGAAAATGATATACTTCAAATTTGCGATAATATTCGCCACGTTTGTTATAGTACAGCAAGCAGTTCGTATGATAAACCTAAGTTCAGACTGGTCTTTGACCTTGGCACAAAGGTGGATTCGGAACTCCTTCGACCACTCTGGTTCGCAGTCAACAGACATTTTGCATCCATTGGAGATGGGCAAACAAAAGACGGTTCACGAATGTATTACGTCCCTGCGACATACGCTGGGTCTTGTAACTTTTTCTTTATTGGCGGCAGTAATCCTCTTGATATCGACGCTGTAATGGAAGCACACCCGTATATTGAAACAACGGGTAACTCTTTCCTTGACAAACTCTCTCCCGAAATGCGCGAACAGGTCATCCAGCATCGCAAAGATCAGATGACGAACACCAGCATAAAGTGGTCGAGTTATCGCGACTGCCCCTTCTTCCCCAAGACCCTGGCAGCAAAGTACCAAAGTTTGACCGACGCAGGTTGGTACCACACAATGTATTGTATCATGGTGGCAATCGCCAGCAATGCAATCATGAAGAAATATCCTATTACGGAGAGAGAAATAGCAGATCTCTGTAGGGAGTTCGACCTCGCCAACGGTAACTGGTATTCCAAGCGCCCATTGCATCTTGAATCAAGAAGCGCCATCGAGTATGCATACCGCAACACACCCCTTGACTAATACATCCAAATCAGTATAATTGGTGTATTGTTTAATTTAATGGAGTTATAATATGTACGAAAACAAAAGAGTGTTCCTGCCCATCTCAACATGGTCTCGCGTCCCCAAGGTGGGCGTGTTTGGGCATAATGCATTGGGTAAGGCAATCGAAAAGAGTTTAGTCGGAACCAATACCTTTATTGCCGATCCAAGTTTTGGCGTGGGCATCGACAATATGATGGACTTTGGTCCAGATATCGTCTTTATCTGCGAGGACGTAAAACTGCACGACTCGAAAAGGCAGAACGCCAGTTTGACTGAAGATGCGTTTCTCAAACTGATGCGCCGCACCAAATCTGCTGTCGTTCTTTGTAGTTCTATGACGCCCGATATTCTTGAGAGAATCTGTAACACCATCGACGACCCTGAAGAAATCGGAAGGTTCCTTTATTGGCCGCATCTGGGCGGCGAAACTAACGTAGTGGATGAGTTTAAGAACCCGAACTTTTTAGTGATCGGTGGAAGGCACGACTGCGTGAACGAGTTTAGGCATTTTATGAATGTCTACACTGACTGCATTCTTCCTACGCCTATTACATGCAACCCTCTTGAGGCAGCGTATGTTAAATGTGCTTTAAGCAACTTTGCTGCCCTTCGGGTTTCCTTTTTTAACGAGATATACGAATCTCTGAAGAACGATGTACACGGCAAGGTTACGCCTAACACTGTGTTGAAAACAATTGCTTCAAGTCCAATCGTAGGTCGCTCCTTTTCAAGAGTACCTTACAACGGCAAGCGTGGTTTCGATGGACAGACCGAGAAACTTGCCGAGGCGTATAGAAACTACACCGTCCATTCTACTATGGTATCTACTTCTCTTGACGAGAACGAAAAGTACAATAGCATGATCGACGAATCAAACGACGAAATACAAGATAGAGAGGAAATGTAACATGGGTATTATGGATAAACTCAAGAAGAACTCGAAGATCGATGGGACTGATTTGCTGTCACAGTCTGAGTTCTTCAACGAATCAGAAATGATAACAACCGAAGTACCCATGATCAACGTTGCGTTGTCTGGTAGTATCGACGGAGGCGTTATGCCTGGACTTACTGTACTTGCTGGACCAAGCAAACACTTTAAGACTTCCTTTGCTCTCCTAATGGCAAGCGCATATCTCAAAGCAAAACCAGAAGCAATTATTCTGTTCTATGATTCAGAATTTGGTTCTCCTCAGTCATACTTCAAACAGTTTGACATTGACACTTCCCGTGTACTACACACGCCAGTGACCAACGTTGAACAACTGAAGTTTGACATTGTTAGTCAACTCGAAGCGATCGACAAAACAGATGATGTTGTTATTATCATTGACTCGATCGGAAACTTGGCGTCCAAGAAAGAACTCGAAGATGCTATCAACGAGAAGTCAGTCGCCGACATGTCTCGCGCAAAGGCACTCAAAGGTTTGTTCCGTATGGCAACACCGTATCTTGCCATGAAGAAAATCCCAATGCTTGCTATCAATCACACTTACAAAGAAATCGGGTTATTCCCGAAAGACGTTGTGTCAGGTGGAACTGGAATTTATTACTCCGCAGATAATATCTGGATCATCGGTCGACGTCAGAACAAGACAGGTACAGAGGTCACTGGTTATGACTTTGTTATCAATGTGGAAAAGTCGCGTTATGTCAAGGAGAAGTCGAAGATACCAATCTCAGTATCTTGGGAAGGCGGGGTTGAGCGTTTCTCTGGTTTACTTGATGTCGCCCTTCATCTTGGGTATGTTATCAAACCATCCAACGGTTGGTATCAACGAGTCGACACAGAAACAGGAGAAGTTATTGGAAACAAGGTGAGAGAGAAAGACACCATAGTTCCTGAGTTCTGGACAGATATTCTCGCCGACGAGTCGTTCTGTAACTCTATCCGCAAGTTGTACCAGATTGGATACAGCGAATACCTTGCCCCGCTCGAACTGTTGGACGAGGTCGAGTAATGTATATTCTCGTTAGGGAAGATGAGCATTACGAGTTTGTTCCTGGACTTGAGCACGAGCATCAGTGGCATGTTCATATCATGTTCGGGAAGTACAAAGACGTTGTTATGTCTTTCTCGCATATTCAACTCAATGGTAAGACAGGCGAGATGCACTTTGATATGGACTTCTTTTACAAACCAGACAATCTAAAAGACTTGACTTTATATGATGATGAGTTACAATTGATCTGTAGTTCAATTATGCAGGATATTCTGATGAAAAGCATAGTTGAGAAAACTGGTCGATTTATTGATAATGAATCTGGAGAGATAATTGGATATTAACCTACAAAACATGATTCTCAGTAACTTCTTCACCAACGAAGATTACATGAGGAAAGTGGTTCCGTTTATGGAACCTGAATACTTTGAGGGCACAAACAAGAAGTTGTTCACAGAGTTTGCGAAGTATGTTGCAAAGTATAACGTCGCGCCGACTCTTGAGTCTTTCCGTATAACATGCATGGAGAACGACTCGTTCTCCCCTGATGACTTC